TAGGAGATGACATTGAAAAGATTACAGAAGCAACAGGAATTAAAAAGCTAGTAAAGTTTATAGCTGGAGAAGATTGTGGATGTGATGAAAGAAAAGATAAACTTAATAAGATATTTAGACATAATAAATTAGAATGTTTAACAGAAGATGAATACGATTATCTAACAGGATTCTTTGCTAAGAACAAGAATGTTTTAAATAATCAAGAGATAAACAAACTTTATGAAATAAGCAATAGAATATTCAATAAAAAAAGTAAACCTTCATCTTGTTCTTCTTGTGTTAGAACAATAGTGTTGAGGCTGAAAAAAATTATAGATGCCTACAAATAAATCACTTATAAGAAACTCGAAGCAAGTAAAACAAGTTATTGATTTTACTGGCATACAGAATGGAAAGATACATCCTTCTGATATTGATGCTGTACTTGAATTTAATAACGATGCTTTAATACTTATTGAAGTAAAAAGAAAGGGGAACAGGATTCCCACTGGTCAAAGATTGTTATTAGAAAGGATAAGCGACTCTTGGCATAATCAGGAAAAAGCTATTGTACTGAAAGTCGTTCATTCTTTTAAAGATGACACAAGAGATATTCCTTTAAACCAATGTGTTGTAGAGGTTTGTTACTATAAAAGTAAATGGTCAGAGAAGACTGGTCCTTTACTTGAAGTATTAAATAAATTAGGAGAAGCATGGAATATAAAGAAACTAGCCTTTTAAATTGGACTATTAGTTGTTCTTATAATGTTAACGTAAATTATATATATAATGACAGAGAGAAAGAAAATACCTGTTTACTCAGGGGTACTAAATTACTTTCCTGATGCAATCAGAGAAGTAGCTAAATGTAGTTATGCAGGAAACTATCAGCATAATCCAGACAAGCCTTTACATTGGGATAGAAGTAAATCTGGAGATGAATTAGATGCACTTGCTAGACACTTACTTGAAGCTGGAACAATAGACTCAGATGGGATTCGCCATAGTGCAAAGGTTGCTTGGAGAGCATTAGCTAATCTACAGAAAGAGATTGAGAAGGAACATAAAATTTAACAAGTCTTTAACAACATTTAATTAACAAATGTGTATATTAGTTAAAAATTAAAATTATGATAACAACATTTGATAACAAACAATGGGAGTATATAGACATCATAGAAAGAATGTATGATGATGAGTTCTACTATGGTTACTTAGGTTCTAACGCATTATCTTCCTCTTCAGCTAAGAAACTACTACAAAGTCCTAAAGCATACCTTAAATCGCTTAATGTGAATCAAGATGCTCAGCCATTAAGAGATGGCAGGCTTGTGCATTTATCTGTACTTGAGCCACATAAGGTAAAGGATTTAACTATTGTAGATGGTTCTAAAGCAACTAAAGCATTTAAACAAGCTGTATTAGACTTAGGTTCAGCTAATGTATATACAAGAAGTGAATTTAATAATGCTAATAGAATAGCTAATGCAGTTCTTAAATGTAGTGAGGTTACAAGTTTATTACAAGGAGCTGAGTTTGAAGTACCTCAAGCAAAAATGATTGATGGATTACCTTTTAGAGGTAAAGCAGATATACTGAAAGACAATGTTATTATAGATTTAAAAACTACTTCAGATATAACTAAATTTAGATGGAGTGCAAAACATTTTTCTTATGACCTACAAGCAGCTCTATACTTAAAGATGTTTGAAGCAGATGCATTTATATTTGTTGTAGTAGATAAAGATTCAAAAGATATAATGATATGTGATTGTTCAGATGAGTTTATAAATAATGGTTTAGTTAAATTAGATAGAGCCATAGGACAGTACAAGTATTTCTTTCAAGATGAAATACCTAATCTGGATAATTATGTAATACATGAAACACTCTAAAGGAAAAGCTATTATAGAAGAATACTTTAATCTGGCTATGTATGATTTAGAAGACGGTATGTCAATAAACGATTTAAGAAATCTATTAGAAGAATATGCAAGTCAAGAATTGTACTGGGAGTGTGCAGGAATACAAAAAGCAATAAACCACATGGGTTTTATGCTATTAACATTAATGAGTGATAAATTAAATAAACAAGAAATAAAATTAAATTATGCCGATACCAAAGAAAAGACCACAGGAAAGTGAAGATGCTTTTGTCAGCAGATGTATGACAGATGCCACAATGAAACAAGAGTACCCATTAAGAGAACAGCGATTAGCTGTATGTATTAATCAATTAAGAAAATAACAATGGATTTAAACAGAATATTACAAACACAAGAAATAAGAAACTATGTAGAAACTTGCTTAGATTTAGACCTAAGCTTTAGAACAAGGAAAAGAAACACTGTATATGCAAGAGCAGTATACTTTAAATTATGTAAAGAGTATACTAAGTTAAGTTTAGCAGATATAGGAGCTAGTGTTAATGTGGACCATGCTACTGTTCTTCATGGAATTAATAATGTATTCCCTGTCGTTTTAGAATATGATGGTTATTTAAGAGACATTTATCAAGACTATAAATTCTCTAATAAACATGAGCAAGAAAACATATTTGAAAACTATTCAAGATTGTTAAGAGAAAACATAGAGCTAAGAACTGAGATTAAGAATGTGAAAGAAGGTATTATGGATAGAAGGTTTATTGATTTATATAATGATATTCCTAAGTCAAAGAAAGAGGATGTTTATACTAAACTAGATGCGATTGTAAAAGTGGCTAAGGTATTTCATGAGAAAGATACTGTACAATCTTAAAACACAAAGTTGGTGTTTTGAAAAGGGGTATAGAATATACATTGTACCCTTAAACAACAAAGGAACTCAATGTAAGATTGGAATAGAACTTGGAGAGAAGAAAGCAATAACAAAAGAGATTTACTCTAAGAAAGAAGTAAGTACAGAAATATGGAAACTATATACAAAATTATACGATAGATGGCACGAGCAAAACAAAACTCAGCATACATAAAACCTAATGATGGCAGAAGGAATAATGGCAGAAAGAAAGGAGATAAGTATGGACCAAAGAAACAGTTAATTAAATCAGCTTCACAATTAACACCAGCTAAGAAAGAGAGAATATCTGTTTATGCACTTAATGCAATGAAAGATGTCTTTGGTAGTGAAGAAGAAGCTTGGAAAGCATTAGCAGAACAAGCAAAGGATTCTTTTGCACACATGAATTTGTTATGGCAATATAGATATGGTAAACCTCAGGATGGTAGCGAAAGCAATACTAATAAGAAACTGAATGTACCTGTGATTAATTTCTATGCCTCAGATAAACAAGTCAAAGAGCTAGACAACACAATAGATATAGAATCAGAAGAAGTAGATATGGATGAATTAAATGATGAGTAAGAGAATACTAGTAGCTTGTGAGGAGAGTCAAAGAGTAACTAAACAATTTAGGGTTTTAGGCTACGAAGCGTATAGCTGTGATGTTTTGGATTGTTCTGGAGGACATCCTGAATGGCACATCAAAGGTGATGCAATTAAAGAAGCGTATAGTGGCAAATATGATTTAATGATAGCACATCCTCCCTGCACTTATTTAAGTAACGCAGGAGCAAGATGGTTATATCCTAAGGGTGAATTAAATAATGAAAGATACAAAAAGGGATTAGATGCAAAAGAATTTTTTATGAAACTATTAAACTCTCCAATAGAAAGAATATGTGTTGAAAACCCATTACCAAGTAAAATATTTAATTTACCAAATCATACACAAACAATACAACCTTATCAGTTTGGAGAACCTTACAGTAAAAAAACTTTACTCTGGTTAAAAAACTTGCCTTTATTAAAACACACAAATATTATTGATGATTATGAAACTTACTTACCCTCTAATACGGGAGGTAAAAAAAGAGGTCAATCATATAGGTTTGTCTCTATAAATAAAATTGACAGCAGTAAAACATTTAAAGGTATTGCAAAAGCTATTGCAAACCAATGGTCTAAAGTATTATGAATAATCTAAAACTAAACGATAAATACAGTCCTTTATTTACAGCAGATAGTAGATACTTTGTATGTACTGGAGGTAGAGGTTCTGGTAAGTCATTTGGTGTAGCTGTATTCCTTTTATCATTAACCTATGAACAAGGCCACAAAGTTTTGTTTACTAGGTATACTATGATATCAGCACAGACATCTATTATCCCTGAGTTTATTGAGAAGATAGATTTAATGGGAGTCAATGAACACTTTAGGATTACTAAAGACGAAATCATAAATATGACCACAGGAAGCTCAATAATCTTCAAAGGTATCAGGACATCAAGTGGTAACCAAACAGCCGCCCTGAAGTCTCTAAATGGTGTTACAACGTTTGTTATTGATGAAGCAGAAGAGCTAACAGATGAATCTACATTTGATAAGATTGATTTCTCTGTAAGGTCACAAACTAAACAGAATAGATGTATACTAATATTAAATCCTACAACTAAAGAACACTGGATATACCAAAGATTCTTTCAGGGTACTGGTGTAAATTCAGGTTGGAATGGTTCTTCTAATAAGACCACTTACATACATACAAGTTACAAAGACAATAAAGAAAACTTATCTGATTCATTCTTAGAACAGATATTTCAAATGAAACTAAAGAGACCAGACAAGTATGAACATCAGATACTCGGAGGTTGGCTTTCTGCCGCAGAAGGTGCTATCTTTAAGAACTGGAGGGTAGGAGACTACATACAAACAGAAGTTACCTGCTATTGTCAAGATTTTGGATTCTCTGTGGATTTAACAACTCTTGTAAAGATATCAGTAGATAAAGCTTTAGGTAAATTATATGTAAAAGAAATCTATGGCAAGGCAGGATTATCCACGACTGAAATAGCAATGAAGAATAAAATGGAATGTGGAGCTGACTTAATTATATGCGACTCTTCTGAACCTAGACTTATCAAAGAGATAAAACAAAAGGGAGACTTAAACATAAGACCTACAATAAAAAAGAAAGGTAGTATATTGTCAGGAATCGCATTGATGCAAGACTATGAGATTGTAGTAGACAGAAACTCTCATGGTATTGTAAGAGAGCTAAACAATTATGTATGGCAAGAAAAGAATACCAAACCTAATATTGGTTACGAACATTACATTGATGCTATAAGATATGGACTTACGTTCTTGATACAAGGTCAGAACTCAGGAAAGTATGTCATCAGGTAATCGTTAAACATAGTAGCTTAGTTCTTAAACATAGTAGGTTTTTCCTTCCCCTTAAACATAGTAGGTATTTTTCTATCCCCTTAAACATAGTAGGTCATTAAACATAGTAGGTATTTTGCCTTCATTTTCCCTCTATTTAGATTCATTCTAAATAACATACTTTTTGCTTTAGTCAAATATCTTTTGTAAATAATTCATTAACCATATTAAAAATATTTTGCTAGTCTCAATTATTTTTTGTATACACGCACACGCAATAATAAGGACAGATTAATTTGTTAAAGTTTTGTTAACGCTTTTGAATTGTTAATTAAATGTTTATATATTTGGGTAAACAATAAAAAAAACACTATGACTGAAACATTAAACAAAACAAGATTTTTAATAGACTTTGGAGGATTTTATCACTCTATTCACTCTGATGAAATAGACCACAGAATTAAGAATTTTGAAATAGATGAAGATAATGTAAACTATAAAGAGACTTGCAATAGTTATTGTAATGAGTTTATTGATTCATTAAATGACATGTTAGAATTGAATTTAAAGTTTATTAAAATAGATTCACCTAAATTTTACAATTTCAGAACTGATAAAATAGAAGCTGAAATTAATGAAAATGACTTTAATAAATTAAAAGATATTTATTTAAGTAGCCAAGAATTTATAGATTATATAGAATTAAATAGCAAATCTTATTCAGGATTTATAAGTTTTTACAATAGATTTGATGAAGTTATAAAAGAAGATGAAGTACTATTGCAATATATGTTTAATTACATATTAAAAGAATATGCTGATGAAATTGAGAATTATATATTTGAATTAGATTTTGAAATAATAGAAAATAATTAAATAAAACACTATGAAAAAAACACAATTTAAACACAATTTAAGTAAAGCCAAAAGGCAGAGAGAAAACGAAAGGAATGTATTAAACAACCTTTTTAAAGATTACACTAAAACATTAATTAATATAACAGATAAAAATAAATAATTATGAATTACATTGAAAACGAAACATTCTCACATTTTAGAACACAAGAGAAATTACAAGAAATTAGAAAATCAATTAATATACTAAAATCGTATGGCTATACCATAGTAGATTTAGAGGGTAAAATAATTGATGAAAAAATAAAACCTGAAGATATAAAACTATGAAAACACAATATGAACAAGTTATTGATTTTTACAATAACTCAACACCTAAACAACATCAATATTTTTTACAATTAATATCTGATAACATAACATTGTTTAATGCTGAAACAGGAACCTGTTATGAATTTGATGAGGAATACATAATAAGTTTTAATGGCACACAACACCAAATAAATATAAAATGAAAACAATAGAAATAAAAGCTTATGAGTTTAGCGAATTAAACAAAAAAGCAAAAGACAAAGTATTATTTGATTTTATAGATATAAATACCAATTATGATTGGTGGGACATTGTTTACGATGAATTTGATTATTTAGGATTGAAAGTAAATTCATTTGATATATATAGACAAACAATAGACATTGAATTTAAAAACGATATAAAAGACTTTTGTAATAATGTTGTAAACGATTGGCA